GTGGCGATGGCACTCTACGCCGACGTCGCAAAAGCGCTCATCGCTGACACCAAGGCTCTCTTGCTCGAGATCGTCCCGACATTCGAAATGCCGGAAGTGAAGTACGACGTCCGCTGGATTCAGACGTCGCTCAACAAGATCGGTGAGAACCTCGCTATTGACGGGGTGAACGGTGAAGCAACCAAGGCGGCAGTAGAACGATTTCAGAAAGCGAATGGCCTCGAAGTCGACGGGTGGGTCGGCACTGAAACGGGCGCGATGCTCTGTGCGAAGACAGAAAGCCTCTAGATGCAGCAAGGGAATGACTTGTTATCAGAACCGAACTGGGCCGAGATCGGAATGCTCGGAATAGCCGCTCTTGGCATGATAGCGGGGGCGCTCGTCAGGATATCTACCGGCGAAAAGATTCTCAACGACAGAATCAACGAGGCCGAAAAGAAAACTTCAGAAGTGGAGATCTGGGTGCGAGACAATCTTGTCCGTCGCGACGAGTTCACTTCTTCCGTCGCGCAAATCAATCGCAGCCTCGACGGCTTGCGAGCTTACGTCGAGAGCACGGCGAAGACAACAGACGAGAAATTGGAGCGCATGCGTCTTTCGATCGACGGCAAGTTAGACAAGATCATCGGGAACCGACCGCTCGACAGGTGACGGAGCGTCGGTAGCCGGCGCTGTCTGTTGGAGGGCGGCTGCCGGATGTTCTCGTGTCTCTTCGAGCTTATTCCATTCGCGAATCAGCCGCACCATCTGCTTATGCGCGGCGTCGTAGCGCACGCGAGCTTCTGGAACGACGGCAAGCTTGCTGCATGCCAACATCTGTGCGGCAGCACGCCGCATTGCCTTTCGCGCTACTTCAAACTCACGAAGAAAGTCATCGGCTGCCTGTTCGCCTTTCGGGTTCATGATGCCGTCGCCCATATTGCAAATAATGCACATCTATTTCTCCTATGAATTAGCGGCGCTAAGCACTGTCTGTTGGAGGGCGGCTTCATTCCTCTCCAGTGATCCGGTCTAGCGGGCCTTCCTTGCCTACGACACCTTCGAACTTTGTTCGTGAGGTTATTGGCTTGTCGCCAACGTCCCAAGGGGATGAAGCCGGCGCTGTCTGTTGAAGGGCGGCGCGGGCGGCATCCCCGATCAGCGTCCAGCGCGCGATACATTCACCAATCTGGCGATCAGCTTCTTTATCCGGTTCTGGAAGATCGTCATATTCTACGAGCCATGACGGCTTTGGATTAGGCTGTATGCGCGCCCATCGAATCCAAGCTTCACGAACATAACGACCTAATGTATCGCGGTGGTAAGCGACAGGTCTGCTGCCGTCCTCAAATAGTTTCTGTCTTTCCCGCAGTGCATCCAGCGCCTCCCTCGCCACAGCGAGTTGTGCCCGCAATTGCTGATTGCCGGCACGGAATGTGTCGATGTCGATCTGGCGAGAGGCGAGTTGAGCCCCCAAATCCTTCGCATAGGCAATGTTGGCGGCATTGGCCTTCTCAGATTTGGCGAGTTGGGCGCGCAAGTCATCCTTCAGGTCTTCGTTGACGCCCATCGCGACGCCGTGCGTTTTCCTGATTTCAGCGAGTTGGGCTTCGGCTTCAACGGCGGCGTTCCAGTATTTCAATGCTGTGGCTTTTGCTTCGTCGAGTTGGGCTTCGGCCTGTTCGGCGCGGGCGATAGCAGCATTGAGGTCCATGCAGAGGCCGCCGTTCTCCGTAGATACTCGATCTTTTTCTGCCTCGAGATCGCCATTGTCCCGCTCCAACTCCCCGACCCGCTTGCGCAGGGCCAATATCTCATCCTTCAGCTTGACGTTGCTGTGGAGGTATTGGTCGCGAGCTTCCCATGCCTCTTCAAGCTGCTTGCGCAGGGCTTCGATCTCGGCGCGGGCAGCTTCTAGCGCAGCGCGATCTTGCTGATATTTAGCAAACAAGTTTTGCTCGCGACCGAGCGAATTCTCAAGCTGCGCCGCCACCTCCGCAATGCGGGCGTCTTTGGCGGAAGCTTGCATGCACCAAAGGTCACGGTCTTTTTCGGCAGTCTTGATGATGGCTTTAAGCCCCTGAGCTTCTCCTTCGGCACGTTGATACCGCCCAATGGCGATGTCGCGTTCTTCTTCTACCGCGAAGGCGTGACGGTTGGCGGCCGCCAACGATGCCTCCAACTCCGCAATGCGGGCGTCTTTGGGATCACTTGTCGCTTGCCATACGGCCTTTTCAAGCGGTTCACTCATCGCGGGCTTCCTTGGGCTGTCGAAGTCACATGCAGATGCCGTGGCCTACCCACCATGAGATGATGTAGGACAGCATCGCTCCCGAGATCATTCCAATTGCAAACACGGTCGGCGTCTCGTCGTATGTACTCATCGCGGGCTTCCTTGGGCTGGGGCGGGGCGGCATTCATGAATGCCAGCAAGGGCAAATGTTTTCGTTTTGTCGTCTTCGACATCGACGGCCTCCAATAGCCATTGCGTTTCTGGGTGCCACTCGTTGTTTTCAAAATCGATACGCCCGGTCGGCCGGATGCGTCGCCATCGGCGCTCGCCACGCCAGTTCGTGTAGTCGATCTCAATTTCACGACATGGGTCGGCCATCACTCCCTCTCTGTCTCTGATCCGGTGGGTGGTGGGGCGGGCTTCGCTTTGCCGTAACGATCAACTCGACATCCGGGCGGGATGTCCATCATTAACGCTTTGGCGCAAGCCTCTTGAGCGGAAGGGCTCACCGTCGCTTGTAAAGCGAAGCCGCTCGGCAGGTACACCGCGAACCACTCACGCTCGCTCATCGTCGATCACTCCCTCTCTGTCTCTGATCCGGTGGGTGGTGGGGCGATCCCGTCAGGCCAGTGATACCAGCCCTTACGTTGAAGCATTTTGATGTACTCGCCTCCCGCAACAAGCCCAACCATTAGCCCGAAGAAACAACCAAATGCCCAATCGATGCTCATCCGCCGCTCTCCTGATCTTGTGGCTCTAGGCTGGGGGTGGTGGGGCGGTTGCTACCTCCGCAGCAACGCTCGCTATTTTGTGTATGAGTTCATCACTCAATTTGTGGGCCAGTGTCGTCGGGTAAAGGTCCATGACGCCGCCGCCCGATGCTGGTATTTGCCTAATTGCTTTCGCAATGCGTTCTTTCAGGTCACTCATCGTCCGGCTCTTCCCTTCCTGGGGGTCTGTGGTGGGGTGGCAATAGCAGCATTGGCCTTGCGCAACTCTCCTACGGTGAGCGGAACGCGCAGGATTAAATCGTCATGGTCGATGCCCGCCGTGTTGCATGTGCAGGCAACAGCAAATGGTCTCAGTGCGTCCGTCAGAATTTCAATCCTAGCGTTGGCTGCCTTTAGTGACCGCTTAAGACGCTCGCACTTGCCTTCCAGCCATGCTTTTTGTTTTACGATTGGGCTCGCCATCTCGCCTATCCTTCCTCGGTCTGCTGGTGTGGGGGTCACCCACCATTCATCTTCTTCAACAGGTCCGGTGACAACGGAGGTATCGGTCCGCTGACCGGCACGATCTTCTGCGCATTCGCCATCGCCTGAGCGACGATCGCTGCGACCTGCGGCTTAAGCATTTCAGCCCCGCCGAGCAGTTGCGCCGCGGAATTCAGGTCGACGACGGTGAACATCTGCCCCGTCACGCCGATTTGCCCCACTCTCCCGAACACTCCGAAGGCGTCCGTGATCTCGCCGCGCTCGGCCTGCGCGAGACGCTGGCGTAGTACGTTGACTAGGTCGTTGTTGATGTGCATCATTGACTCCCACTCATCTGACATACGTTCATCGTGGTCGCGGAAGCCGCAGTCGTCGTGACGACGTTAGCGCCGCTGGAATAATTAGACAGGCATACGGGGTAAGTGTTTGTTATTGCCATATTAGGAACGACGACAGTGGAACGATTTCCCGTGTACGATGATGCACGAGGCAGCGGAACTTCCGTGACCATCTGCGGGCCATAGCCGTCGCCGTCAATATCGTGATTGCGCGGAGAGGCAGCGATCAGGCAGAGTCCAGCGATTGCAACGAGAACAAGAATTCGAAGCGCCATTTCACCCTCCAAAAAACTTGCTCACTGAGCAGATCAACAGGACGAACCAGCCGAACCGCGGATTGAAGAACCCGCAAGTGGCGGTCGCGATGAATAGCACCAGCATCTCGTCGGAGGACATCACTCTATCTCCGGCAGCGCGAGCAGGCGTTGAGCCTCGCTCAACAATGAATGTATTCGATTGCGACGAAGGTTCCTGGCGCGCTCGGCGGCTTTTGCTCTGTCACGGTGCCAGTCGACCCCTTCGATGCCGGCCTGCCAGGATCGACCATTGTACCGTATCCCGCCGACACATATTTCGTCCGCTTCTCTTTCATGGATGCCGGCGTCATGAAAGTAAGCCGTCCGAGGGTCAGTTCACGGCACATCGCTTCATATTTCGGATAGCACAACGAAGCCACATCGAACACACGAGAGTGGCCTTCAGCCCACTCGTTGAACTTAGGCCCGCCGTCGCAGAAGCCTCGGTAGGGTCGCTTCATAATAACTTCTCCCTCACCATTCGCCCCGGCCGCTGGCAGTGCGTCTCGCCGCGCTGCGACTTGAACCGCACCAGCGGCGGGCGCATGAATTTGCCTTTCGGCGAAATGCCGGGCCAGGGCTTGGCGGACGCGTTGCGGCGAGCGGCGCGGCAGGTCTCGCGGGTGCAATAAAAGCTCATGCAATCCACTCCCTCGGGTCTTCGCCCATCACCATCGCGGCGAGGTCCATCTTCTTGCGCATTGACTTGACGATCTTCTCGTCCACCGTTCCCGGCACGATGAAGTCGATGTAGGTCACCGGGCGATCCTTGTCCATGCCCTGGGTGCGCTCCTCGCTCTGTTCCCGATGCTCCAGGTTGTCGCTGTTCGAGAAATAGATCACGAGATCAGCGGCACCTGCCCAGGTTCGCCCGCGGCCTCCCGCGGCCGGTGTGGCGACCATGTAGAGGCAAGTTGGGTCGCCCTTGAACCTTGCTTCTTCGTCCTCGCGCGTGGAGCGATTGCCACCCCAGAAACGAGCGCAGCACTTCTCACCAAACTCGTGTTGCAGTGCAGAAACGAGTTTGGTGACATCGTGATCGTAGCTGCACCAGATCACGGCCTTTCCATCATAGTCGCGCAGAATGTCGACCAGTGCCTTGGTGCGGTTCTCCGCGACCGACTGCTTGATGCCATCGTCGTCCACAAGGTGCCCGCAATTGAGCTGGTGGAGTCGCAACATTCGAGTGACAGCGAGCGTTGCAGTGACATAGTTCCCATCGCGTATTTCAGCATTAGCGAATTCCTTGAGCTCCTGGTAAATGCGCTTCTGTTCCGTCGTATGTTCGACGTGGCGTGTGATGTATTCCTTCTTCGGCACGTCGTAGCAGTCCTGAAGCCGGACGCGGGAGGAATGCGGCTCGATGCGCCCGTAGATCTCCTCGACGTTGCGATAGCCGACGACGATGTCGATCTTGCGCTCGTCCTCGTTCAGCGTGATGCGCTGTGTGATTGCGTGACGCGCCTTGAAATGATGAAAGATGTCTGCCTTCAAGATCTTGTTGTCAAGAAACTCGAACTGTGCCCAAAGATCGAGCGGCGACTTCGGAGACGGCAGGCCGGACAGGATCCGGCGGTAACGTGCTAGTGGCTTGATCTTGTCCAGAACGAACTGCGTGCGCTTGGAGCCGACATCCTTTATTATGGTGCTCTCGTCGATGACGACTTCGGCTTGCCTTGAGGCGAGGAACGCCAGGCACGCCTCGCGTGCCTTCTGCACAGTGCTGAGCGCCTCGATGTTGACGAGAAAAACGCGCGGACTGGTGCGCTGGAGGAACCACTCCAGCTCCCGCGTCTTGGCAGCGCCCGCTCCGCTGATCCAATATTTGATCAGCAACAGTTCTTGCATCTCCGCAGGCAGATGTTTCTTCAACTCCGCCTCCCACGTGAGATAAACTCCGGCCGGCGCGAGGACGAGAAGGTCGCGTGTCTCGCCAGCATCCACCATTCGTCCCCACTCGTCGATCGTGGTCTTGGTCTTCCCTGTGCGCATGCCCATGAGGTAAGCGAAGGCCGACTTGCCTTCAGCCTTCGCCAGCGCGGCTGTCTGGTGAGTGTAAGGGGGGAGGACGGGGACGTAAGACACGTCAAGCCTCCTCCACCCAAAACTCCACCGGATGCGGCCCACGGCGCGGGGTCGACTTGACGCGGAACGGCTCGCCGTACTTGGCGGTCCGCTCCTGCAAGCTGCGCAGCGCTGCGACGACCGTGATCCTGGAGTGGAACTGCACGCCTTTGTCGCGCAGCTTTTCCACCAGAATCAACGTGCTCTTAGGCTTGCCCCCGAGCGACGAGAACACCCGTCGCTCGAGAGGCGAGTAGCGGCAATTGTCACTTAGCCTGAAGGGCATAGGAAATTTCCTTGGTGTCCGGGTCCTTGGTCTTCACGACCGAGTAGGGCAACTTGCCTTTCTTGATCATTCCCTCGAGACCCTTCAACACCATGATGGTCGGGCCACGGTGCTCGGCGGACTGGTTGCCGTACAACTTGGCCATCAGATGTTTGAGCATCACCGACTTCTCGCCGTGAAGGGCCAAAAGCAGTTTCTCTCGGATCGACCCGGCTCGGCAACCGAATTCGGCTGCGATGCCGTTGGTGGCTTTCTTGGCCGACTTCGGCGTCTTCACCTTGGCAACCTTCGGCGTCTTGGCTTTCTTCGCTCGCACTTTCTTCGCGGCCATCACTGGCTCCTCCACTCTCACTGGCGCCGCCTCGGGCGCGGTTGCACTGACTTCTTCACGCTGCACTGCGTCGGCTGAGTCCAGCGCGGCGACGAGCGCTGACCAAGCGGCCTCGCAGCGCTGGATCCCAGTCTGTACGTCGGCGAACTTGTTCACCTTGCGGAGCAACCCCGGCTGACCCGCCGCGGCGACTTCGCCGACGATCTGATTGAACGCGGCCACGAGTTGTGGCCCATTCATGGTGGTAAAATCTGGCTTCACTTTTCCCTCCTAATTCCCGGGACTGGTGTTCAGTTCTTGGACTCACAAAATCGGCAACAAGATTATCAGCACCAAGACGCCGACCACGCACATTCCGACGATTTCCATTTTATTCAGGCCTCCCCGGTTCACTGAACTCGCCGTTGACGAACCGGCGATAGGACTGCATTAGCAGGCGGTGGCGCTCGGACGTCGCGGCGATCCGCTCCAGTTCCATCTCCGCGGCGCGTCCGCGACGGTAGACCCGGTTGTCGTCGGACATCATGAACCACCAGTCGTGAGCCTTGAGCCGGTCCCAGAACTCGCCGAGCGAGACCGGCGCGTCGGCGGGAATTTGCGCAGACTGCTGGGGCTGGAACAGCTTCCCCAGCCGGCCCTGGCGTGCCAACGCGCGGCGTTGTTCGGTGGCGAGACCGGCGAGCGCCGCGCCTCGATCGGCCCATGTGCCGTGGATCCGGTTGGCGACCACGCAGAACCAGCCCTCGCGGAGCTGGAACACCTGGTCTTGGACGGGGAGATTTTCCATCACGCACCGTTACTGAAAGCAAGGCGAAGGCATATAGAACCAATCGCTGCCTTCTCGTTCCGCTTGATAGTTTAGGCCGTCGGCAATTTTCTTGGCGACAGCTTCGCTGGCGAATTCTTGCCCGTCGCGGAAATCGACATTTCCTTGACCGTCCATCGCGATAACCGTGAAAGATTTATTCATCTCCACCATCTCCTTAATTTTCGCTTTCGTAAGAGCCGCGGATTTTGGCCGTTAAGCGAGGAAGAACTTGCCAGAGATAACCAAATTTCTCTCTCGCGATTTCCTCCGCTTCTGCCCCAGTCCAGGCTTCAATTTCGGCTTCTTTGGTCGAGAATTGATGCAATCCAGGAGCGCCCAGGACAATCTTCCAAATAGGAGCGCGCATGTTAGCCATTTTCCGCCTCCTGTGCCAAGAGGGTGGAACCGTCCACCTTGGAGGGCCGCACGCGGCCCTCGGGGGTAGACCAGTTCAATCAGATGCGCGGCTTTCGGCTCATAAGCACGCGGCAATAGCGCGTCTCGCCAGATTCAGTCTTGAACGCCACGATTTCATGCTGTTCACGGAGCCCGCTTTTGACGCTGAATTCGCGTAGGCTCGCCAGTGCTGCTTTGCGTGTAGCGAATGACATGATGTGATCCCTTCTCGGTAGTGCCGCCCGGTCCGACCGGGGTGTTTCGTCGTCTCAACGATTTCTCTTATGCCTGATTTCTTTCAGAAAAGAAAGCGAAATCTTCACAAGATTTGAAGATTTATTTCTGCAGTCTTTCCAATGACTTACTCCGCCGCCTCCAGCATTTCTGGCCGCGCCAGCCGCGGGGCGCCACGCATGAGGTGCCGGCGCCGGAGCCGCTGAGTGACCTTCTTGTCGTCCCAGCTTTCCTGCACCGCCAGTTCGAGGTGCTCCAGGTCGAGACCGAAATCCTTGTAGCCCTGCGCGATGGTCGCGAGGTAGGCCTCGCTGGGCGGCATCACGCCACGAGAGATCGACATCTGGTAGAACAAGGCGTACTCGACGCGCCCGTTCACCTTGAGCTTGAGGTATTTTTTCATGTACAGCTTCGCCGCGACGCCTTCGTACGTGTCGAGCGCCTCTTCGCACTCCCGCGTGATGCGCCACAGTCCGCCCTGCACCGCGTAGCCCTCGCGGTAGACCACGTCAGCGACGCCGCGGAACACCAGCGCGGCATCCTGCACCACCAAGTTGCCGCGAACCTTCTTCGCCGCCGGGCAGCGTCGCTTCATCGCTTCGACGCAGAGGTTCGAGCCGTAGGCCCAGTAGAGTTGATATTTCTTCGCCATCTCACTTCTCCATCTTGACCAGTCCGGCCGCGATTAAGTCGGCCACGAAGTTTCGAGCGGTGTCGCAGCGCAGCTTGGCGCCGTTTTGGAGCTCTGTGCGATCCGCGACCTCCTCCATCCAGGTGGTGTCGTCCTCGGCCGGCGCGTAAGACGCGGTGTGCATCTGGCGCACCAGCTCGCTGGAGGAATACGCCTTGAACCGGATCGGTCCGACGAGATAGATCATGCCACAGCCCTCTGTTCGCGGCGGGCGAAATGGTTCACCCGTCCGGTGAAATAAGCGCGCTCGGAGGCAGAAGCCTCGACCTCGGCCAGCAGCGCGTCAACGGTGGTCGCCTCGACGACCTTGGTCCTTGCGGCCATCGCCATGCGCAGGCAGAGCCGCACCCAATTCTCAACCTTGGGCGCCTCGACAGTGCCCTGGTGGTGGCGGAACTCCACTGTGCCGTGCTGCCAGAAGCTTTGCAGGTTCAGCTTGGCGTAGCGGCCGTTGTTGCGGGCATTCGCCTCGCCGGCCGACTGGCGCGCGGCGCGGGCGACTGCGTCCACGGTCGTGGCCACTTCCAGCGCGTTCGCGTCCACCGAGAGCGGGCGGCAGTAGCTGTTCATATACGACCGACGGCTCGGCGCCATGAAACTGTCGATCGCGGCCTCGGCGCGAGCGTACATCTTCACGAGGTTTTTGAAAAAGTGCACGCCCTCGCCGCGCGCTCCGACGTGGACGTGCAGCCCGCAGTTTTTGCGAACCTTGCAGCCGAACGCGACGAGCACGTCGCAGACCTTGCGCAGCTGGACGAAGCCTTCTTCCCCGCGCAGCACCGGGCTCACGACCTCGGTGCCACGAGCGTAGTCGAGCAGCGAGCCGTCAGTGACCAGTTTCCAGTGGTCGCGGAGCGAGTGGCCGTACATCTCGGCCTCAGCGTTGATGCCCGCCGCGCGGAGCGCCTCGGCCAGCTCGTAACGGGTGCGACCAGCAGGAATGAAGCACTCCAGCTCAACGCCGAAGGTCATCTCGCCCAGCACCGCGGTGGAGCCGAGCAGCGCGCGGAGCTCTTCGAGCTTGCGGCGACGGAACTCGGTGGACTCGTGCCGGAAGTGGTCGACCGGCTGGACGTTGATCCCGCGAGCGAGCGCGACCGGCACCAGCGCGTTGAACTCCACTTGGAGCTGGCGGCGGGCGGTCATCCGAGGCTGGGTCATCGAGGTGCTCCGTGCGGGTGCGGTGGGGGCATTCGCGCCCCTGTCCGGTTCTCAGGCGGCGTTGGCGTGCTCGTGCGCCCGCGCTTCTTCCTTCGTTTCGAACGGCCCCATCGGGGCGCCTTCGAATTCGAAATACCAACCGGGTTCCGCGTCTTCCGCCGGGTGCGCCACCGAATTTTCCGCGTCCCACTGCCGCAATTCTTTGTGGGTCCAAAATTTAACCGTACTGCGCTTGGCCATCGACTTGCTCCGTGCTTCAACGCTTTCTCTTATGCCTGAAGCCGGAGAAAAAAGAAAGCAAAATCTTCACGTCTGATCAACTATTTTTTAATTCGTTGTCCCAGAAGGATAATTCCCAGCCGCTCCCAGTCCCAATTGGCTGGTCCGCCAGTGAAATGGGCGAGTGGAGGATTGTTTCTGAGCCCCAAGAGCTTCAACCGACGGGCAAGATGCCCAGGATAAAGCCATATCTCGTCGGCCTCTTTCGTCGTCCGCACGCGAGGATCGCAGTGCCGCCGAACGGCGACGAATGTGCGACCGCCAGCCCTCGTCCTCCGATCAAGCCACCCGATCTGCTCTGGGCGAAGCGTAACGGCCCAGCCTTTGGTGGCCTTGCACTCGATCCAGAACTCGACGTTCTGCGCGCAACCATTCAAATCTGGGACGCCAGGATCCGTCACTCCCGTCTCTACGGAAATCCAGTGCACCATCGGCAAGTTCTGCCGGAACAATCGCCGCAAGCCGTCGTCCTGCGCCATCAGCGGAACCTCGGCAGCGAAATGTTTCTTTCACGCGGCTTCACCCAGACCAACGAATGGTGCGCGCAGCAATAAGAGGAATCAGTCAGTCGCGGACGGCCGCAAGTTGCGGCGTCGTAGGTCGGCTCGCCGGTGATCCAGGCGCAGCCCTCGTTGGTGAAGAACTCGGCGAGCGGGACGAGTCCGTCGACACAGCTCTCCTCCGGCAACGGCTCCTCGCAGAACGGCTTCGGCTTCCACAGATGCGGCAAACGTTGGCCTTCTGGCATGCCGCCTTGACGGCGCGGGATCCTAGGCGCCTTGACGGTGGAAATTTTTCTGAGGATTTTGTCTCCCCGCTGCATCCTCCAACCCAGGCGGTTGATCTTCCCGATCACGGCATTGCGTGTGGTGCCGCCGAGATCCCGCGCGATCTCCCCGGCAGAAACGCCTTCAAGATAGAGTTCCTTCGCCCGCGCGACGCGCTCCTCGGTCCATGATGACTCAGTCATTGCTGTCCGACCCTTGTTGATGGTCCTCGATCGCCGAGTCCATCTCCCCGATGTAACGAATTTTCTTCACCCATATCATCCGGTAATCTTTCGGAACCGTCCCGCGGATGGCCCAGATTGCCTTGCCCGGACGACCGTGCTCAATCAATGGTCTCGCCAAACGTTCGTAATCATAGCGGTGAACCTTGCAGAAAATCGCATCTGAATCATCAGTCATCCAAAGGTTCAGCGAGGCTGTCGGCCCTTTGACGGCGTAACCACGCTTCAGTACGTTTGCTGGTTCATTCTCGTCCTTGGGCGCGATCTTTTTGACGACGCCGATGATCACCACTTCGTTGAAGTCGCCAGGATTGACTGTCTTGATTACCAATGGGCGATCGTGTATTCCGATCTCCGCAAGGTCTGGATGCAGTTCTTTGATCTTATCAGAAATGGGATAAAGTGAATCGATCTCCGTGCGAGCTCCTTCAAGTTTCTTCATGATGGCTTCGCGCACCGGGACGCCTAGAGCGCGAGCGTCCAGGATCTCGCGCATCATTGCCGGACCTATGCCCTTGATCGAGGTCAATGGGCCGATCAATCTATTGCCGTTGCGTGTCCAGCGATCCGTCGAGTGCGTCGGATCGACGGGCATGTAATCAATGCCTTCGTCAGCGAGTTCACGTAGCAACTGGATTTTAGCCGTCGGGTTCTTCTCAGCGTCCAGCGTGGCGGCGGCGAATTCCAGCGGATGATGAGCCTTGAGCCAGCAAGTCCAGTAAGAGACGATTCCGTAGGCGACGGCGTGCGATCGGTTGAATGCCCAAGAGCCGAACGTATTGATCTGGTCCCATATCTTCTTGGCGATTTCTTCCTCCACGCCGTTCTCGATCGCACCCACCTTGAACTTCTGCCAATAGCCCTCGAAGAATTCGTTTCCCAGGCGACCTGACATCGCCTTGCGGATGGCGGAAGTGTCCTCCCAAGACATCTTACCCATCGAGCGAACGATGTTCATCACCGTTTCCTGATAAATCACCACTCCGAAAGTGTTCTTCGTCAACTCTGTTAGCATCGGGTGAATTGTTGTCGGTTCCTCCTTGCCATTGCGCCTTCGGACCCAGGCGTGAGCGCCGCCAGTCGCCAGCGGACCAGGACGGGCGAGCGCCGTCATTGACACCATATCCTCAAGATATTCGACCTTGATCTGTTGCGTAAGATCCTTCAGCGAACCTCCAGTGAATTGGAACACCCCGGCAAAGTGTCCTTTGTTCAACACATCGAACGCAGCCTCATCGTCCAACGGCAAGGACTCAAGGAACCCATTCCTTGAGTCCTTACCAATAAGTTCGAGGGTGCGCTCAAAAATCGACAACTGCGTCAGCCCCAGCGCATCGATCTTGAGCAAGTTGAGTTCTTCCGCGTCCTTTTTGTCGCACATCACGGATTTGGTGCGCATGTCGATCGCGACATATTCCAGCAGTGGCTGGTCGGTGATCACGATGCCGGCGGCGTGTTGCGACGCATTGTTCGGATGACCTTCCAGCTTGGCCGCAATGCGCGCGTTGGGGTATTCGGCGACCAACTTGCGCCCGGCCTCGCTGGTGTTCAGCGTGTCCTCCAGCGCGAGCATGGCGCGGGAATCGCCGGACGACCGCTGCACTAGGCCTTCCAACGTGCGCTCGACCAAGCCGAACGGCAGCTTGAGCGCGGCGCCGACCTGTTTGAGCGCGCTACGCGGCATGAACTGCCCCACGGTCCCGAGCCGGGCGACGCGTGTGATGCCATATTTCTGCTCAGCATACTCGAACACCATGTGCCGCCGGGTGTCGGAGAAGTCCACATCAATATCCGGCAGGTCTTGCCGGTTGATGTCGATGAAGCGTTCGAATATCAACCCGAATGGAATGGGATCGATCGTCGTGATCCCTAGAAGGTAGCAAACCAAGCTGCCGCAAGAGCTGCCGCGCGCCGGGCCGACGATCATGCGCTCCTTCGCCCAATTGATGAGGTCGGCGATGATGTAGAAGTAGTCTTCGAAATTCTTGTCGGCGATGAGTTTCAGCTCTCGCTCTAGGCGTTCGGCGTAGACTGGATTTGTCAAATCACACCCGAGCCACTCGGCGCCAGAACGACACATCTGCTCCAGTGAAAGCGTTTTCTCCGGCTTGAGTAGTTCGGCTTTTTTGAGTTGAGCTTGGCAGCGCGCCAGGATGGCGTCACGCGCCGCCAGCGCGAGCAGCGCTGTTCCCTCGTCGGTCGTCCATTTCACCGACTCCCGCCATTCGTCGTCCGTAAGAATGTGTCGTGGGTACGTCTGCGTCGCACTCCGGAACCCTAGCGCCACGCGATAAGTCTCTTGGTCCTCCTCGCGCGGGTAGAAGTTCTCACTGCGGGCGATCAAAGGGTGACCGGCCTCGATCGCGCGCTTGATGAAGCCCTTCGGCGACGCGGGCGACAGCGCGACGAACAAGTCTTCCCGTGGCGCGCAATGCTCCAGCCTCGCTCCATGGCCGGCGATCTTGATGAGACCGTCCGCGGCCAAGGCTTGGGAATAGAGCACCGACGGCTCTTTGCCGGGGTTGGAGGTCGCGGTCGCGATGAGATCGTGGAGCGGGCGTAATGAGTCTTTGGCGAGGAAGGTGAAGCGATCGGCCACTGGTTTTTTCTCACCAAGTGCCGGCACTACGGACAACTCAACACCAAACAATGGCTTGATGTTCGCCTTCTTACAAAGCTTGCTCCATTCCACGAACCCGAACGTGGAACAAGTGTCCGCGAGCGGCGCGGCGAGCAAACCGCATTCGAGCGTGCGGGAATGGACGTCGCTCAGGTGGCCGTAGGCGACGCGGAAAGAATAACCGGAGCGTATCATATCGCCCTTTCCTCTTCCCAGCGTCTTTTCATTTTATCAGACAGAATTTTCTGATATCTTTTGAATCGTTTCTTGTTCCTTTTGAGTCTCGCGTGTCCGGCCTTCATATTTTTCCTAGCCACTTCAGTCATTTTTGTCCCTTTGTGCAAATTTGAAATCTCCAACTTTCGTTCAGCTCCTCTATCGGTTTGATAAAAATCAGTCACATTTTCGGACTTGGTTCCAAGATAGATGTGATTGAAATCTACACACCACTTGTTGTTGCAGCTGTGACAGCACAATCCTTTCTTAGCCGCTCCTCCGCCCTTCGGTTTCCTGGGAATTCTTTTGACGTTAAGACAAAACGACAGACGCGCTCCGAGCCACTCTTCTCCTTTATAATTAACCCCAGGTCTGCGTAGAAGGCAAGGCTTGCCTTTGTTTGGCCCACGGCGCTCGATGGCTGCGAGGCATTTCCCGACTCGCATCGTTGCTCTTGGAAATTTCAAAGTTCGCCTCGTTGAAATAGCTCGACGCAACATCGGGTGAGTGCTTGAACGTCAACTCTTGCTCTGTGAGCACCTTCAAATTTCTCGTTGAATAAAAGAAAATAAAGATCGGCAAGCTTCAATCGAAAGCCCTTGAGATGGATCGTTGCTTCAACGGTGCAGATGACGCGCGGCCAAGCGATCTTTTTCCCGCGCCGCTCGAACTCCAGGTCGAGCATTTCCTTGTCGAACGACGCGTTGTGTGCGATGACGACCTCGCGTCCCTCAATGAAATTCCGGATGTCGTGCGCCACTGACGCGAATTCCAAAGCATCCTTGAGCATCTCATCCGTCAGCCCGGTGATCTTGGTCGTCTCCTCCGTCACGCCGTTCGGAGGCTTGATGAGCAGGTCTAGCTCTCCTTCGATCTCCCCGGTCTCGAGATCCACGACCATCCCGCAGAACTCCACGATCGACGGCTGTTGGTCGAGCTTCATGGAATGGTTGGTGACAAGGTTGGTCGTTTCAGTATCTAGGACTAAGGCACGCATTTGAAAATCCCAACAAGCCAGTCCGCATATTTAGGATCGCCTTTCACAAATCCATACATCAATTGCTGATCAAGAAGATGCCATCCATGACTGCATCTTATCATCAACTGGCCTCTTATTTCCTCTACGCAACAGAAAACATTCGGGTGGACGCACGGCAGCGTAAAGTGAGATTGCGTAAAAACTAAATCACCTTTTTTCAAGTCCGAAAGCCTGGCGAACTCAAGTTGACAAGATTGATCAGTTCCTAACGAAGCACTCACAGCTTAGCCTCCAGCTCCTCGATCCTCTTCGCCGCCGCCAGCAGCACTTCACGCGTATCCGTGGCGCAGAAGTCGTACCTATTGCGCAACGAGGCGACGACGCGTTTGTCAAATTTGGCGGCCTCTTCTTTTAACTTCTTCACTAGAGAATGCATTTCTTCCCTCCAGCGCTGACACATGAGCATTCATGGTGATGGAATTCTGTCGCGGGTAATCTTAGCATATCCCGCGATGTCATCCCAATGGTCGTGGTGATTTGGGTTGCCTGCCAGGATGCGGGCGATCTTGTGCAGGATCATATCGATCGCTTCGCGCTGAGTGAACGACATCGATGAGTAGCCGCCAAGATCGCTTTGCGCAATTGCCTTCAACCGTTGCGCAATCTCGGCTTGGATAGAAAAATCTCCATGCTGCAATTTACGTTCTGCCAGCATTTTCTCATGATCTGTCAAAACAGCCTCCAGCGATTTTTTATGTTGCGTTCGATCAACGACCTAAAATTTCAGCGTCGATGCTCTCCAGCATTGCGGCATAGACCGCGAGATCCCGCACCGAGTCCGCATGCCCGCCTTTTTCCCAGTTAGTCGCGTAGCGCGTTTTCTTCACGACCGCGAGCAGGAAGATGTGCATCCGGTTCCACTCGTCTGCCGTGCGCAGTGTGACGCCGTCCGGGAACATGGCGGCCATGGCCGCGCCGACCCGGAGGTAATTGGTGCCGTATTCTGCGTTCTTAGCCTTGAAAGTCTCCGAGGCTTCTCGGAGGTATTCGTCCGCGGTCTTCATAGCGCTTTTCTGTCCTCCTGATTATCAACTCGATCGGCGGCATCCAGCCGTCACGCTTCTCCGCCATCTTCTTGAAGTGATTGATCGATTCCGTGATCTGCTTGCAGGTTCGGCACTCACGAACCGTGTACGGCCCCGGCCAGCGCCCGCGGAACCGGCGCAAGCGAATTTGCGTGTTCTCCGGCGTGTACGGATGGCCGTAGGGGCAGTGGGTTTTCATCGCGGTCCCTCGAACAAGACCAAACGAATGAACGGCGCATGGCATTCTTCTTCCAGGTCCTCAGCTATTCTTCTTTCCTTGCAATTGGCGGAGGAGCACCACCGCTCGGCATATTCTCTGCTTCGTCCGCACTTGCGACACCAGTAGCCGTGCGGATTTTCTTGAGAGACGAGAGAATTTTTCATTGCGGATGCACGCGCCGAATGAACTTCGCGTAATTCCCCGGCCCAACCTTGTGAATGCGGTAATGATACTTCCGCCCTTTCGCCGGCCCAGTGGTGAGGTACGCCGCCGTATGCGACAACGTGAATGTCTCCTGCACCAACGGGCATCCCTCCATGGCCGGAAACGGTTCGCCATCGTCGAGGTGGAAGCCGATGTGGCTGATGAAAGGCTTGCCGCTCTGGAGCGCCAGCTTTTCATGGAACAGGTGCCAGTGCGGCCCCTGGACGTAGCGCAGGATCTCGATTTCGGTGCCGCCGAGGTCGTAGCAGAACTGCAGCTCGGCGACGTTGGTCGCCGTGCCGAGACCTTCGAATGAGCTCTCGGCGGTGACGGTGTCGTGGATCCAGAGCTGGCCGGCGAGGCCGAGGTTAGACTTCAGACTGGCCGCTGATTCGTTAGTCGGGCAGTACCAGCAAACTTGATCCATTTTCATGTTGGCTTCCTTCTCTTTATTCCCCTTTTGCGAAAATGAGCTTCCCACTGCTTTATAATCTCCCTCAGCCGAAATCAGCAAATACGCGCATGATATTTCTGGGAGAGACTTCACAAAGGCGCTAGAAATCATCACGGCCCTCCATACGGAATAACGCACCCACCGAGATACCTGTGACGCTCCTTGCTGCTCAGCAAGAATGCGATGAACTCGGCGAGTGTCTCAGGATCAGTCTCCTCGCCCGCGGGCAGCGCGGCAAGTTGATATTTCTTCGCCTCTTCGGGAGACCATCCGCGCAACTCGCACACCCTGCGCTCGATGTAAGTCGACATGCCCGTTCCGCGCAGCTTGTTGGGCGAAACGCCGAACACCGTGATGCCGCGGGTCTTGAACAGCTCGCGGTGCATCTGCTGCGTCATGATGTGTGCCGCCGCTTTGCTAGCGTTATACGCAATCGAGTGCGTCATCGGGACGTGCGACGCGTTGGAAACGATGTTGAGGATCGTGCCACCGGACATCTTGCATGCGAGATGCTTCGCCGTCAGCCAGATGCCCTTGGCGTTGGTATTGAGGACGCGATCCCATTCGTTCTCGGACAACTTCTCGGCGAACGCGATCTCGTTGATGCCGGCGCAGTTGATGAGGCAGTCGAGCGTTTCAATTCTGCTGGCTGCTTCAGCAACACCCGCGAGATTTTTAATGAAGCTTTCTTCGACAGAGACGTCGACTTCAGTCTCCAGCGACCAGTCAATGATCTCCAGCTCCTCCCCGAATGGATCGATCCAATTGAAAAGGCGCTCCTTGATCGCGTGACCCAGGCCAGACGACGCTCCTGTAATGACAAACCTACGCATATTTCCTCCCTCGCACGTGCAGTGCCGTCACGCCCCGCGCAACGAATGCTGAGATGACGCCTTCGTGATCAT